TCTTTTGACATGCGCTTATACTTTGGCATAGACATCAAGTAATCAATTGCATTGTGGTCTTTCTTACCACCTTGCGACATATACTTTTCATAGTCTTTGATGAGGTTTTTGTTTTCGTCAAGTTCTACTGTCACAGATTCTTTAACTAGACCAGTCATAGAAGCCGCCATGTCACCCAATGCCAAAGAGATACTACCATTACGGTTGTATAGGAAGAACTTACCGCCCTTACCATCATCTCTTTTCATTGTGATCTTGCCAACTTTAGCTTTCCCAACAATATTTTTTGTTCCTACAACAAATGTAGCTTTATTACCTTTTTTGATGCCTGAGTCGTAACTAATAGTGAGCTTGTCACCCTTCTTAGTTTGATCCCACATCTTTTGATCCATGACTGCTTCATCAAGGACTACAATATTTTCTACAATTTGTTTAAAACTTTTCATATCATTTATCCATTAATCTCTTTGGCTTTGACGCCTTGCATGATTAGGTTAGTAGCGGCTGTTGTTGAAAGCCATTTGATGTCGGCACGAGCGATTGCAATCAACTCTTCTTTGCTACGACCTTTCAAAATTGCACCCATTTTCTGAGCGGCATCTACAGGAAGACGATCAGGCATACTTGCATACGCTTTTTTCAACTGTTCGATTTGCTTAGGGCTGAAACCTTCTTCAAGATCAACAGATTCAGTGAATACAACTGGGAATGATGAAGTACCACCAGTCTTTGGGTCAAGCGCAACCATACGCTCTTTACCCTTTGTTGCGTTCTTGTAATCTTTGTGAACTTTGCGGAAGTTTGCTTTTGAGATATGGATTTTGTTGTCCTTAATCTCGTATTTCTTTGCTGGTGATTTCCCCAAAGCCGCCGCAATACGAGCGTCTCTTGCAGATGCTTCATCAAGATCAACTTCTTCATTCTTGTCCCAAGGTGCTTTCTTCAATGATACTTTTGCTTTACCACTTTTAGAAGGCGCAGATGCTTTTGACAATGCCGCCGATTTAGCCATTGCTGAACCTTCTGAAAGTCTATTCATAATAGCTTGGTCTGCTTGTTCTTTGAAATCTTCATCCATGCTGATCTTTGACCTTGACATTGATTTGCCATCTTTACCAAAAATAATATCTATACCTAATTTATCAGCCTTTGCCGTAGCTTTTAATTTAGCTAAATTGATACCCTTTTCAGATTTCTTTACTAGAGCTTCTTGGTCTTTAATCACCTTCATCGCGGCGTCTTTGTCGGCTTTACCAAGATTATTAAATGCTTGTACTTTGGTAAGGGCGTAATAAGCTTTTAAAGCTTCACTAGCTCTTGCGTTTTTGCCAACTTTTTTCTGAACGTATTTTGAGAGTGTTCCAATAGATAATTCCTGTAGGTCTTCTGCTTCATCAAGTTCGACAGATTCGTCAAAAGAAGGTCCTGCATATTCGAATGCATCATCATAGGTAGTGTCGTAATTAGCGTCACCTTCTTGGTCAGCAAGTCTTTTTGCTTTTTCTCTTGGCAAATCGTCAGCACCAATCGCACCAGTAAATTGGTGATCAAGTGCTACTGGATGAGGAATAGTCTCATACGAGTGCATGTCTTTAAAAGCGCGTTCTTCTGCTGATTTAGGTTGAGAAACCTCACCTAAAATTTGTCTAAAGGACTTCATTTCTGTTCTCCTACTGAATTCTTTAGTATTATTTATGTAAATTTAACCCTTGAGTTAAACATTATTCTTGTTAATCTTCTTGAGGTGGCGCTTCTTGCTGTTGAGGGGCTTGTTCCTCATCATCTTCAGTTGGCGCATCTTTAGCCTCTTGTTCGATTTGTTCTTTCATTTCTTTCATTTCTTCATCAGACATACGAAGCACATTACGTAGTACCCACTCTCTTGAGTAGTATGTACCAACATGTTCTTCAACTTCACGCAAAGTAGTAAGTCTCTCTCTTGCGATTTCAGCTTCTTTCAACTCTGTAAAATAGTTGTCTTGTACGAAGTCATAACGAACAGTGTTTTTTATTTCTGCAAATTCTTCTGGTGTCATGATACCCTTGAGTACCAATTGCTTTTCCAAAATCTGTGTGAACAGTGAAGAAAAACGACTTCTCAAACGTCTTACGAATTTACTAAACTTCAATTCGTCACGAGTAATTTCAGAAACACGTCCAAATGAAGCCATAGTCTCAGGCTCAAGTCTTGACAACGGAACCTTAAGAGATTTATACAACTTACGTTGGAAGTATAACATATTCTCATCTGAACTAAGTGCCTGTGAATTACCACCTGGCATTGTATCAACTTCAGTCGATCTCTCACCACCACGGCGTGGGAACCAGAAATCTTCTGTCATTGTCATCATCTTACGAGCATCGCTGATTTCACCTGTAGAAGAGTCGTACTGCAACTTGTTCTTGTGGCGAGTCATCATATCTCTTAGATACTGTTCAGCTTTCGATTTAGGTAAGTTACCAACGTCAATGTAAAAAATTCTTCTCTCAGGAGCGCGTGTAAGAGTATAAATGACTGTCGCATCTTCAAGCATCCTTAATTGATTAAGAGGTTTAATCGATGGGTGCAAGTAAGACAAAACTAAAGAGTTGTTTTCTGTCATCACACCTGATGTAACTCTAGCGATAGAGTCTTTTGCAATTTTGAAACCCTGTGTACCACCTTGCGCACCAGATGCACTTTGGGAAAAGCCACTTTCAGAATACATATAGTATTCATTCTTGACCTTCTTAACAGGAATTCCACTATGTGGGTCTTTTTCTTTTTTGTCTACTTCACGAATAAGCTTGAGTTTGCGAGGATCAACGTAACGTAGCTCACGGATACCTTCTTTCAAGTTTTCGTTGTCGATAATTACGTGGTAGTTAATTCTTCCATCTACATAGAACTTACTAAAAGTATCATATCCATTGTTAGAGAAATCGAGAAGCGATAATACGTTCTCAAATTCTTCAATAACTTTATTTTTTACCTTATCAGGCATGTTCGTATCGTCAAGGATTACCTCAACAACTTTATCATCAGTGTCAATACTGATGGCTTCGTTGACAATTTCATCAACGGCTTGGGCAATTTCTGGTTGTTGTGCCAGACCCCTGTATTTTGTAACTAATTCTGATTCTGACTTAGCAGAACCTTCCATATCCAATAGGGTACTGTAGAAGCCACCCATTGCATTACCAACGGTAATAGCACCGTCATCATTAGACGGTTCAGCAAATGAGGATGGCACAAAACCATCCTCATCGCTTTCTCGTTTGATATCGAATCCAAATATCTTCATATCATCACTTTCTCATTTTAAATTTATGTAGTCGGTACGCCAGTATTACCTTCAACACGCCATAGGTCGTATTGGAATGTAATACCAAACTCTTCAATTGCATCAGTCTGCGACCAATCCATTTGAATTCCATCAATACCGATGGGGAACATCCCCTCAAATATATATGTTCTCAGAATTGACCCATCTTTACTAAACTGGGTAATCTGACCTGTCGATTTATAGTCTTGTGGCAAGGCTCTTGAGTTAGAGTCATGCGAGTTGATTGCGTTAGACCAAGCTTCCATAGCGTTACGGATAGCGAAGTCTTCGTCGTTGATTACGGTTACTGTCCAATCTGCAAATGTCCGATCACCTGCATACTTGATCTGGCGACCAAAGTATGGAACCGTAAATTGCCCCAGAGTAGATTCTGGAATTCCTGCCGCACGTATCATAAATGGTACTTTAATATCGGCTTCTGGAGCAATTGGGTTAGTGATTTGACATTGGAACAAAGTTGGACGCGCACCACCACCGACTAGCTCTGATTTGAACTGGTTGATATTAAATGCCATGTCTATTTTCTCCTTTATCTATTCTTATTTAGTTACGATATCTGACCAACAATTTCGTCAAACTCAATACCACTGCGTGTTGCTACGAATGTCAATTCAATGACGTTAATAGAACGTGCTGGTTTGATAAAGATGCTTGCACGGAATTTGTTTTGGTCAACAACCTCTGGCGTATTGACTGTACTGTCAGAGATAACTCTGTAGTCAATAATACCACGTCTGCCTTGAATATCACGTAAGAAAGGATCAACAATGTTTTTAAACTGCGTCTGAGTAAAGTCATCATTAAGTTCAAACAAGAAACTTTCTGCGGCTGTAGCGATTGCTTTTTCAACTGCAATGAACAGTCTACGAACGTTAAGGCGATCAAACGCTGATGGCAATCCAAGACCAGTTTTGTCACCGAATAGTACGATGCCTTGACCAGTTTGTGACATAACAGGGTTCACATCTGAACCATAAAGTACATCTCTATGTGGTTTGCTTGGGTTGAAAGCCAATTTGATAACATTCTTGATGACGCCTTTTCTGAAGCCAGCAGGAGATTCCCATGGCTCAACTCTAGCGGCAAGACCTGCCATATCACCATTCAATGGTGTCCAACGATATTGATCATTATATTTGTCGTAGCGATACTTATATCCACTATCCATGAATGAATAAGATGAATTCTGAACTCTGTTACGATACGCAATTACGTTAGTCATTTTTGCGTTCATTTTAAGTTCATCTACAACTGCTTCTTTAGATGGAGATAGGAAAGCCACACAATCTTTTCTTGTTTCGCAGATATTTGAAACAATATAGTTTGCGCGAGTTGCCATGTCATCGCCTTTGCCCTGTAGAACGAAGGAGATATCAATCTCATTAGAGTTCTTAAGAGTGTCTAGTGCGAAACCAATGTGTGCTAGTGTTGCAGTCGTTTCTGTTCTTGCGTCTGTACCACCAGTCATTGTCTCATAACGTGATAGTGAAGTAGCCGCCGTACCTACAACTGCTGTGTTTGCGATAGCAACCCATTGTGAGAAGTTATCGATTACTGTTGGGTAATAGTTAGTAGAACCTTGTGGAGTAACCGCACCAAGTGTAGTTGAAATGTTTTCAAACTTTTCAAGCATGAAGCCTTTTGTACCACTAATAGTACCCAGACTATCAATTACAGCAATGTGTATATGATTTGCATCTGGTTTTCTTGAGAAACTACCGTTGTGTTGCCATTTTCTCTCGAAAGAAAGTTTGTTTACGTCAGTTTCTGCTAGTGTGTATCTATTTGAGAAAGTTACAGCATAACCGTAAGATTCTACAAATGTGACAGCGCTGTTACCAACACCCTCTGTTACAGTACCAGCAGTTTCAGTAAACGTAGCAACTTTCAACTCTTGGTAACCAACGGATTCGTTACCAACTACCAGAACATCACCTTGTGAAAGTGCTGAAATCTGTTGTGTGT